TAACCAACCAACGAATAGCAATCATCATGAAAACACTATCTTACGAATACGTTCACACGTCGAAATCTTTAAAAGATCAAGACGACGACGACGGCTACAACTTTCACTACCAAATAAGCGACGGCGAACGCTACGCCTTAACCGACGGCGAAGTCGATTGGTTATATAATTGGATACGTGGAAAGTATTGCATTGCCGACCATCTAATTGAAAACATTGAATGTGATGAAGACGAAGACGGAAATGACGTGTACGTTTACACAGTTGAAACCTACGGATTAGGTGAAGCTTTAACCGACGACCAATCGTTTCCTAAGGCCGTCATGCTGTCCGACGACAGCGCCTTGCAGGCAATTATGTTTTACAGTGCGGTAGAACCAATAACCAACGAATAAACAATCATGAAAAACGAAAAACAGCCCCAAGTAAACGAAGTTATTAAACAACTTAAAGAAGCTCTTAAAGCCCTTACAGGCGACTGGGAGACGGACGGGTCGACTCCTCCTAACTACGTCCGAAAACGAGGCACAGGCGAAGTCGTTGCCGAGGTAAACCGATGGTGTGGAGGTTACCAAGACTCGCACGAACCAATCACAATCGGTTGGAAAGCTCAAGTAGGTTGTTATAGTATGAGCGGTGTTCTGCTCGTCAGCAACTTTGACACAGGAAAGGGTAACAGCATGATGAAGATCGACGCGACAATCGAACAAGCTAAAACCGAGGCCAATGAGGCTTTAAAAACCCTCTTTGGAGACTCACCGAAATGCACCAGATAAAGAGATTACTACGAATACTGAAAAACCTATTCTTAAGGCGGCGGCCCTCCCCCCTCCCCCGACGATCAGACACCCTTACTGGACCGCCCAGACTATAATCGGGACGTTGGTCGCGACGCATGCGGCCCTGTCCGTAGGGATGCTCATCCTTATATATTTTCTGATCCAATCGGGTCAGCTCTAATAACCCAAACATACACAATACACACACCATGAAAACAGAAACATATGATGAACGAATGACTCGGTGGCTGGAAGGCTCCACTCGATACCTCACTGAAGAACTACCTTCGACCTTTCACCAAAGTCTTTGGACCGACGCTGAACGGGATGCGATGATGACCGACAATGCGAAGGAAGAGTTCAAGGATCTATCGGCCGACGAGCTTTACGACCTGATTTTCAAAGACTAGCCCTAAACATACACACACCATGCCAAAAGCACCTGTAAAAATACTAAGAGTTGTAGTGAGCAACGTTGACGATTCCGTCGGCGGACGAGCCATGCTCTATTTCACTAGCGCCACGGAGGCCAACGCCGTCTTCCGTAGAATTAATAAAGGAAACGACGATCGTTTTGAGGAGGGTGCGGAAGCTTTCGAGCCCGACATTCTCGACGTCTACACGACCAAGGCCGGCATCGTCGACTTCCTCAATGCTTACTGTCAAGAGATCGATCGATGAGACTGAACGATTCATACAGTAACAACGAGCCGGATCAGCCGGAGGACGACTTGGACAGCAAGTTCAAGGTCATAGCCAAATACTCTGACATGCCTCAGGATTACCAGAATGTGCATAATGAGATGTATCGGAATGCATTGAAGATGATCAAGGCAAGCGAGGTCGGTGACAATCACCTGGCCGCCGTTCAATACTCCGCCTTCCTGTCAGTACAGATTGCATCCCTGCAACAAGATATCAAACAGATGCACAAGGCCCTCGAGCATTTCGCCAAAGCCTTGGACAATATCGAGGAGAATATGTAAATGGCCTCTCCGGAACATCTAACAACCAAACGAATAACAATGGACATTCTAACAATCTTTATGTGGGTGATGATTTTCCTGCTCGGATTCGGCTTTTTGTATTACGAGAAAGGCGACCGATAACCGACGACTCATGGAACCACTAACAATCTTGACACTGTGGACGTGCATAGCCATTACGCTTTTGTACGTGTTTCTAAACAACCAATAAAACAACATGAACGAAAACGATACACAGATGGAAAAATACAGCGGTGTTATAGGCGACCGAGAGGTTCGTCTAGTACCCGTCGACTATAGTACGTGGGCGGTAGACGTCCGCATCGAAACGGGAGAACGTAAAGGCGAGTACGTCGAAGGTTACTGGTATGATGATTATGAACCCGCCTTAAAAGACTATAATAAACTAATTGAACATTATGACATTCAACACAGGCTTGCATAAGAAACGACCTGCTACCATTCACCCGAAGATTGAACGGACGCCCAAGGGCGAGCTTATCGTGGTCTTTAAGGATGGTACGTGGATGTATCATTACGAGTGGCTACTGACGGCCTCTAAAGAACACCTTGAACGTGTCAAACGTTTAACCCAACCCAACACATGAACGACCTAAAAAGAAAACACGCCTTGTGGCAGAAACAATACGAATTATCCGAGTCTATTATTTCAGAAATGAATCTAACCATCGTGACTTGTCCGAGTTGCGGGCATATATCAATTCAGTCTTGCGACTTAGACGTTTTTACCTGCCCGCATTGCTTTGAAATGAGCGAGGACTTTCCCGAATTGTTTCATGAGAGACACTTAGAAGACTTCATTGATTAACCCAACCCAACACCTAACCCAATATGGACACACTAACCGAAGTAAAACAAAACCTTAAACGCCTCGAAACGTTGCTTGACCGTAGCGCCGTGAGCTTAGCAATCCAAACGCTTGTACCTGACGCCTTCGACAACGGCAAAGCACGTGTACGTTTTAGCTCACGATTTCCACATAAGGAACGGCAGGACTTCAGCGTCACCATCAACGACACTTACGTGTTTGAAGCGGTGAACATACCCGACGTTCTATGGAACGATCGCCAAGTACGTAAACAACAACACAACCGATAACTAATCATGAGCGAAATTAAAATAACGAAGACCATGCTAGAAAAAAGTATATGCGACTGTAACAAATCCGTCCGTGATCTATTACGTGACGAAGGTATTCTTGACTACGACGACCTAGAAGCGGGCGACCGTCATAAGTTCAAGGCGACCCTACAGGTACGTGGACATAAGGAAGACTGCGACGTCTCTTGCTACCGTGCCAACGGACGGGGAGACGCTCGTATCTGGATCACTAAAGTAAAACAGCATGCCGAAGCAGGTGACGTGCTTGAAATCAAAGCAGGTTATGACGAGGTCTATATTAAATTAAGGGGAGCCAAAGTATGATCCGACACGTTACAGGAGCTAACAAGGACAAGCTTAATCAAGACGTGTTGCAAGTTAAAGGTACGTGGACGCTTGGCGACGCTCATCCTGTTCACGTTGGAATTTATTACGTGCGTTGGCGGAAAACAAAACAAGTATGGGGAACGTCTGAAAGCGTAGCCAAAGCAAAAGCCAAACGAGAACGTTCGAATAACGACAAGAAAGAACGTCCCGAACATTACGCACGTCTCCAACGTCAATGGCGTCTTGATAATCCTGTTAAAGTCCGCGAATCCAACGCCCGTTCAAGAGTTCAACGCAAGGTTAACGGCAAAACACGCTCATACAAACGTCGATACGCTCGATTAAATCCGCAAATCATATCCGAAAGTAACCGACGAGCGCGTGAGAAACGCAAAGCTAACGGCAAGAGCCGTGCGTACTGGAGTAAACCGACCGTTCGCATGATTATGTCGTTACGTCAACGCCTGTACGGTATGGTCAAGCACGGACGAGATTGTAGTTCGTTGGAACTATTTGGCGCAACAACTGAAGGCATAAAACGACACTTGAAAAGTCAATTTAAGGACGGTATGACTTGGGACAATTACGGGTACGACGGTTGGCATATCGACCACGTCTTGCCTTGCGCATCGTTTGACCTTACCGACCCAAAACAGCAACGCATATGTTTTAACTATCAAAATTTACGCCCCTTGTGGGCGTTCGACAACCGATCCAAGAGCGCCAAGATACCTTGGAGTATTGTACGTGCCTTGATCTATTACAAACACACAACCATAACGAATAATGATCGACCCTAACGACCTAGTAATTGAACCAAACGACGACGACATTGCTGACGCTTGGCACGGATGCGATGACGACGACGACCGTGTCCAACCGACCGAGTCCGACTACGAACCTCAAGAAGAACGGGAACATCCCGAATCTAACAACCCATACTACGACGGAACTTAAACAACAATACGAAATGAAAAAACTATCACAATATCTAGACAGTCTTACGGCTAACTCAAACGCAATATCTTTTTGGTCAGATGACAGGTGCATTCAGCTTGCGAAAGATATGTTCGAGCTCATTGATAACCTGCCTATTGAGGATCGCATGGAGCTTGCGTCAATGATCGACAATCATGTTGGCGGTGCGGAGGAAGACGCATGACATTACAACCTAAACTCATCGGCTTATGCGGCGCTAAAGGCGTCGGTAAGTCTACGTACGCCTCGTTCATCGCAGGACAGCATGGACACGTGTACTCCTTTGCAACGCCGCTCAAGACCATGCTTATGTCGGTTTTCCCTGACGAGTATATACTCAAGCAAAAGGAATTGCCGATTCCTAACTATCCGAAGCACGTTACTGGACGTTATCTTTTGCAGACGCTTGGTACGGATTGGGCGCGTAAGTTAATAACCGAAGACATATGGATGCTTATGTTACGTGAACGTTTGATCAAGGACATGGATAATAAAACGTCGCCGATGGTTATTGACGATCTGCGGTTCCCGAACGAAGCAACGATGGTACGTGAACTTGGGGGCGAGGTTTGGCTAGTCCGTAGACGTGGATTCAAACCGAGCAACGACAACCACGCAAGCGAAGCGGGCATACCCGACAACTTGGTTAACCGAAAGGTGTTGCTATGAGTTCGTTCCACCAACAGATCCGATCGAACGCCGAGGCAGGAGCTTGGGCAGACGTAGGCTTTTCCACTATCGTATCATCCGAAGAAATGAAGGAAGCAACCGACAGATTCTGGGCGAAATGTCAGCTTGCAATCGACAAGAACGGGAAGAAATACCGCACCACTCTTGAGCGTACCCGACCGAGTTGTGAGATTGATTACAAGAACTTCGATAAAAAGATTGCTTCTTGATTCCGTTAGTTTTAAAACCCGCCGACCAACAAAACGAAAGGACGAATTATGGCGACAATAAACCCGCGAGGTAAGAGGTTCCAAGTGAACTACACTCCTCCAAACGGACTAAGGCTTAGACCTTCGTTCGATACGTACGAGCAAGCCGACGAGTGGCTACGCTTGATGAAGGAGAAGGTACGAACAGGTCAGGACATCAGCCTTGACGTCGTTCAAAATAGCAAGGCAATCGTCATGAACTTACGTGAACTTGCCGAGGAAGTACTTAACCGACATTGGCGTGGATGCAAGAGCGAGTTGAGCTTGTGGCGTAACGCAAAGGACGTGTACCTGAGACTGGGCGCTAGTCGTTCGGTCAAGGAAGTTGATGAGCGTTTGCTTGACGACCTTATTTATCAGCTCGAACGAGACGGCAAAAGTAACGGCACGATTAACCGACGATTAGCGGCGGTCAGCAAGATGCTTAAACACGCGTACCGACGTGGGTACATCAGCCGTATGCCAATCATCGAACGCAAGCGTGAACCCGAAGGTCGTATGCGTTGGATCAACGAGCAGGAAGAAGAGAAGATGTTATATAAGTTCCGAGAGATTGGACGTGAAGTAATGGCGGACTTCTGCGAGGTCTTGGTAGACACTGGACTACGTACGGGTGAACTGTTCAAGCTGTGTGGTCGTGATGTGAACGCCGAAGAACGGGTCATCTATCTATGGGACACCAAGAACGGTAAGTCTCGGTCTGTGCCTTTAACTACACGTGCATTGGAAGCTCTTCAACGTAACCACAAAGTAGATACGCACGAACCGTTGTTTACGTTCACGCAAGACGCGTTCTCACACGCATGGAAAACCATGAAGCACATGATCGGACTAGGCACGGACAAGGAGTTCATACCGCACTGCTTGAGACATACGTGTGCGTCTCGATTGGTACAGCGTGGAGTTGATTTGCGGATTGTTCAAGAGTTCCTCGGACACCGTTCGATCAGCACGACAATTAGGTACGCCAAGGTAGCTCCGAAGAACTTGGAGAACGCAAGAGACGTACTTGAAAAAAGTTCTTGACAGCATGTTGCACTTTTTATTTGTTAAATCTAACAATC